GGTCGTGGCATTCGCAACCGAGGTCAGCGTGTTTCCGCGACCGCTGCTGTCAGTCGTTCCGGCTCCAGAGTCGAAGTGGTAGAGCGCGAACTGATCGACCGCGGGCGAGTTGTACCGACCGATGCCGTTGTTGTACTGCTGCGAGACTTCGGCTGGCGAGAGCGTGCGAGCGACATACAGGAACTCGTCGGCCTTCCAGTCTTTCGTGTTGGCGACATTGCCGAAAGCAATCGCCGTGGCCGTGAGTTGAACATCGAGCGTGCCAACGGTTCCCGCCTTGGTTCCGATCTGAACGCCGTTGCGATAGAAGCGCACGCGCGTCTTTCCGTCGAAGTCGCTGCGAGCGTAAGTCACCGCGAGATGTTCCCAGACCGCTGTCGGCGTTGGAGCCGATCCGCTCGTGGCGATAACTTCCGAGTCGTAGATCGAAGGATTGGTAGTCCAAGTGCCAGAGCCTGTTCCGCAAGTCAGGTCGTACTTTCGCGACAGCAGCCAGTAACCCGTGAGCGGCTGCTGCTGGACGTAGGTTCGCATCTCGAACGTCCAGCCGAAGTTGCCAGAGCGGTGCTGAATCCGACGCGAGTTCTGCGAGAAGGAGCCGGTATACCCTTCGGTCGGCATCTTGACCCAGACCGAAAACGAGAAGCCAGAAAGATCGGTAGCGGTTGTAACCGTTGACGGCAGAGTCGGCGTGCCGCTCGTGCTTGCCACAGCAGTTGTGCCGCCGGTGGTTGCATTCATCGCCAGCGCGTTGCCTAGAGTCGGCGCGGTGTATGTCGCCGGATCCCAGAACACGCCCTGCATCTGGTAGTTGAAAGACTCCTGCACGGCCACCGCCGCGTCGTTTTCTACGACGATCGGGACGTATACGTACCCGTCGTTGTTGTCGCCGCCAGTCGTGATCGGAGAGCCGCCGCCGTCGAGCTCGATGTAGCGAACCTGCGGCTTGAAGTACGCGGTCTCGAGCGCGCCATTGGTTGCGATGCGGTACAAGCCAGCCGGGAAGTCGATCAGGCACGACCACGCATCAGCTTCGCTGGTCATGTCGATCGCCGCACCATATGCCGACCAGACCGCAGCGTTCGTGCTGGAGTTGTAGGGGTATGGTACTAGGGCAGATGCGATCGGTTCGTTGTTGGCAGCTGATGTCTCTTCCTGAGTCAGCGTGATTCCCACGCTGTAGTCGGTGTAGATCTGAGAGAAGCCCGGAACCGACTCCTGCTCGCTCGTGCCCATCCGCACCCATGCCTTGATCCCGCCGAAGTTCTCCGCGGAGTTGCCCTCAATCTGAATCCCGACTGGCAAAGGGTTGGCGGCATCGTCACTCGAGAGCGGAACCGCGCTGTCGGTGTCGGTCGTGATATCACCAACCGCCGTGATCGGGCCTTCGCCGAAGGCCATGAGCATATTCAGATCGTTCTCGCCCGTGTTCGGTCGCGTCTCCAGGTACTCATCGAGCACCTGCGGGGCCATGCGGATTTGCCCGTAGATGACCTGCTTAGGCTGTCCTTCGAGTCGGTCGTTGCGTAGACCGCTCCAGGCATAGGTCGCGCTGCCTTCGTCCGCGTTCCGCTTTTTTGACTTGGTGAGCGTCGATACGATCTTGCCAAGGATGTATGACACCCCTGCATAGAACAGCACCTTTCCGACAAAGGTAAGCACGGCAGACTCAATACCAGCCGGCCGCGTGCTGACAAGAACTTCGTCCCCATCTTGCAGCACTCGCTCTAGCTCTTCGCACCGCTCGCGATTCACCGCGACCCACAAGCCATCGCGCTCGGGATCGTCGAGCACATCGCGCACGCGCAAGCCTTCCGACCAGCTTCGATAGATCGTGGTCTCGTTCTGCCGGCTGAACCAGATGGGTGTCGAGCGGATCTTGATCATCGGGTGGCGCGCCTTCTGAACGTCGAATGGATCGCGCCTAGGTTACCTTGGAAGACCAAGTGCGTGCCGCGCGTGCGATTAGCCGTGAAGCAGTAACGTCCGACAGGATCGACCAGCACTGCAACCCAAGGCTCCGGCTGTAAACCGAAGACAACATCGCCGAGCTCGCACGCGCTTGGAACTCGAATCCAAGCGTCGCAGCTTTCCGACATCTCCAGGGCCGCGGCCTTGTCGAGCGGGAACTCCTCAGGCCGCAGGTCGGGGAATATGCGCTCGAGCGCAGCGCGTGCCGCCCATAGGCAGTCCACGCCCCTGGCCGGGTCGGTTCCCGCTTTGCGGTAGCGCAGTCCAACGAGATCGAGCATCAAGGTCATTGGTTGCCGCGCTGGATGCCAGGGAAGCCGCCAAACCTTTGCGGATGCTGCGCCGTAAGACCTCGCGCGGTCTCGTCTGCCCCGCGATCCTCGCACGCCTGAAGAGTCCTCGGGCATGAGGTGAAGCCGCCGCCGATGGTGTTCGTGCCGCCCGTCACGATCGCGTAGCCGCACTCGTTGGTTCCGAACCTCCACTGGCAGTGGTTAGCAACCCAGCGGTTTCGGGGGAACGGAGCCTGCTGAAGATTCCGTGTTCCGAAGGTGAATGAAGCCACGCCGGCATCGACCACGCATCCAGTGATCTGGCCGACGAACTTGTACTCGGCATTGGGGTCATCGAGCGCGTCCGCGCGCACCCAACGAATCACGATGTCCTGCCCCACCAGACCGTTGTAGGTGTGCAGGTTTGTCATCAGTTCCAGCGACACGTTCGCTACGTTGATCGTCGAGCTGGGCAGATCGCCGCTCTGGGTCTGTCTGAAGTCTCCGACGGCCACAGGGAACGGATAGAAGATCAGCGGATCGCCGGCCGAGTTCTCGCCGCGCTCGACCTGCGAGTGGTAGTTCGTGATGCGATAGCGCGTCGGAGGATCTGTCGGAACCTTGACCGAGATCAGCCAGATGAACGGAGCCGTGTTCTCTAGCTGATTCTTCGCCGCCGCGATGACTGTGCTTTGGAAGTCCTTCATGGCCTAGCAGAAGACCTCCTCTAGGACGAACTCGAACTGGCGCACCGCGGGGTTGGCGAGCGTGACACCGAGCGAGTCATCGGCAAAGCGCACCGCCACGGTCGCTCCAGTCTCAGGCTCGGCCCAGTCGAACGGGATCTCTGCGCCCTTGTGCGATGTCCAGAAGTTGAGCAGCGTGGTGCGCTCGCTGTCCGTGATCGCATTCGCGCGGATCGTCCAGCGCCTGCGCTGGCGAGTGTGGCGCACGCTTCGGACGCGATAGCCGGCCTCGAACGGCGCGACGATGGCTTCGGCCTTGGCTTGCTCTTGCACGCCCCAGTCGTAGGGCACGGTCAGCGTGCCCGTCTTGCCCACGCACTCGCTGTTGAGCGCGATGGTCGCGTGGTCAAACTCTGAAAGTTCGCCCTCCGGATCATCGGCGAGAGGCTCTGGCCCAGGATAGACCGCACGAGTACCTGCGCTTGTTCCTCCGGCAGTGTTGTTGCCAACAAAAAGATCAGTCCACTCAAGTACCTGTGCCGAGTAGTTCGTTGTCGGGGATGCTGTAGCGTCTTGAATTGTAAAATTGAATCCTTCGTGCCATCCCTCCAGAGGCCGAGTTGATCGAGTATCTATCAGCGTTCCGGCATTGTTGGTAACTCCAGCCACAGTTGCTCCGTAGCTAGTAATCAAAACCCAACCGCCGCCCGTGTCATAGTACACTTTGATCTGCGTCTGGTTTGCTAGCGGGTCAATGTCGCTTCCGTTTTGGATCGCCACGCGAAGCTTCATCGTGGCGGCTCCAGGTGTAGCGATACCCCATGATGACTGATTCACGAGTCCCGTGTTGCAAATCGCCGTGGTCACGTTATCCAGTGCGGTCGAGCTTACGTATAGGGCAAACTGGGTAGACGTAACTTGAAGTGCGATGCGGTAGAAGCCGCGAAAATCGTAGCCTACTAGCGTCGCTCCGGGAGTGAACGGCGTTCCGCGTGCATAGATGCTTAGTGCGAGGTCGCCAGCCGTAACAGCGGGAGTTAGAACATAGGAGAACTGAATCGAACGGTCGCTGGCAATCTTTGACTTGCACTTAAACAGAGACCAGCTAACAAACGTAGAGCCGTCTTGATGAGTATCGGTAAGCCATGCGCCCGATGAAAAGCGCCGGCGCGAAGGTCGAGCGTTTGTCGTAGTAGCTACTGCATGAGCATAGCAGTCGTTGCCATAAATTGGCATCAACGTCTGTCCGATGACGTTGTTCTTATCTGTTGCCTTGTAGTACACGCCTTGGTTTGCTCCGTTCCTTTGCCAGAAGTCGCGAACCAGAAGCGTGTTCGAGCTGGTGTCACGAAGCGTGAAATACGCGCAGGTGTGTGTGCTGCGCTGGCCTGAGATCTCGCCACTCAGCGGTAGGTCTCCGCAGTCATCGTAACCACCCATCATAAGTCCACATCGACCGCTGCTCGTCAGGCGCGAGCCGCTAGTGTCTGAATAGCTGAAGACAGATGCTGTAGTGCCAGACATTGAGGCCGAACAGGTAAGGGTAACGGTCGCACCAGTTCCGCTTACCTCAAGTTGCAGACCGATACCGCTTCCTGCAAAGCTCGCACCGCTAACTGTCGGAAAGGACGCGCTGACAAGTGCGCTGTTGAGTACGGTGAACGTGCCTGCATTACATCGCAGCAGATAAAAGCGCCATGCATTGCCCACAGAAAGATCGTTCATCACGCAGAAGGCGTAGAAGTCACCGCCTTCCTTTGAGTGCTGGTTGCGTGCCGTTGCGGACAGTACGGTTACGTCTGTTTGATTTCTTGCGCGCGCGATAAGTCCGCAGAACTTGAATGTTCGCTTGCCGGCCGATCCAGTAAGCATCCGCGTGTGGAACAAAGCATTGACGCGCGCATCTGTTAGCGCGTGCATTCTCCAGATGGCAGCACCGACTCTATAGGCCGGGCTGTTGAAGACCAGACTGGTCGTGCTAGCTTCG